TGTGAGTGATCTATACCATTATCACTTAATTTTTTATCAGCTTCATCTTTAGTATTTGCTAATACCTCTTGTTCAATAACAAGTGTATAATAAGTTTTCTTTCTGTATAGATTTTTACCTAAATCTTCCTTTACTAAAACTACTTCTATTTGTGTGTCCATAATATTCTCCTATTTGTTGTTTTCACTACTCATTAATAATACGATATAATGTATCGCCTTTAATAAATCTTTTCTGTTTCTACCGTTCTTCTTACCGAATCTAGCAAGATACTTAATTGCATTTGCCTGGCAGAAATCTTTATCAATACCTAAATGTCTTAACATATCTTGTACTTGAAATCCATCTTTTGTTGTACTATAATGTTCAGTATAGGTTGACTCAATATAATCTGATATCTCTTTTATAATTTTATCTTCTTCGTATTTCATTAGTTGATCCTCTTATCGTTATAACTCATCACATTTGATCTAGTCAATTTCTTATTAAAATCTTTTCTTAAAGATTGTCTATCGTATGATTGTCCATAATCATACCACATTTTCTGATCGCCAGCAGCCGTATCACCGAATACATCTTCGTATGTTTGGTAATATTGTTTCTGATCTATCAATTCTACTTTAGTTGTTTTAGCAAAGTTAGTAGCAGTTTCTTTGAAATTCCAATCTAAAAACTTAACTATCTTTAGTTTTGTTTTTTCAGTAAAGTTTTTTCTAAACTTTTCTGGTACATTTCTGTAAACAGTTTCATAAGCATAAAAGAACTCACCTTGATATTCAGGATCCATATACTCTCTTAAATAACATACATTAAAAGTTTTACTGTTTTTACTCATTAAGCATTCTCCGTCTTGTTAACTGTCATCATAATTACTTCGTCAACATTGTTCTCATCAATACCTAGTAAGTTAACATTCTCAACTTTAAGTATTTTTTCTTTTGCGTCTTCTTCTTTAATAGTATCATTCTTATAAAAGTTTAAGATTTGATCTACTGCTTTTTCGGCTGTATCTTCAGCCCATTGTTTTACTTTTGACATAGTGTTTTTTCCTTTGTTAGTGTTAGTGTTAAATTCTTATTCAATTTCTTAATCAGTTGATGTTGTTCAAACATTGACATAGTAGGATTATTATAACATACTTTGTTAACATTTGCAAGTCTTTTTTTCAAAAGATTAATACCTAATTGTTTTGTGATGTTCATACTATTATAATATCACATTGGCGCTAAAAGTCAAGCGTTAATAAGTGTTGATTTTACTGTGTTTTTTGATGTATGTAGAAGAACAAAGGTAGAACACCCTTTATTTCCAATGGTTTTTGACCCAAGCAATGGTATCCATATCGTATGATTCGTGTGGGTGTGGATCAGCGAGTTGTAGAGGATCAGGTTTACCGTGAAATACTGCGACTTTAGCACCTGGATATTGTTTAAAGTTCCATTGACTTCTTTTAAATCTAGGATTATATCTATCGTACCATTTAGCACTAAATGTCCACTCGTCTGGATATATCTTAAACTTATCTGGTACCTGTTTAATGCAATCTGTTATTACATTCTGGTCACCTTGTAGTCTATCAAATTTTTTCTTTTCTGATTGATATAGGTCCCACACGCAAGGTGTCATTACTTCATTATTAAATCTCATTATACTTGAATTGAAACCTTGTGTAGTTAAATTGAAATCTCTCATCAATACAACCTTACTGTCTTCTTCATATGTAAAGAAACTATCTATGTTATCTGTAATTACTACATCTAAATCAAAGTATAAACTGTCGCCTTCTAGGTTTGCCTCAGGACTAAACAATGTTAGTTTATTCCACCAACCTTGATAGTCTTCAAATGGTACTTTTCTTACTTCTACATTATCACCTTTTACTATTTTGTGCAACTTAACGTGATCTGTGTAGATAATAAACTTATGAGGTATAGTTAAATTTCTTTGTGTCATATTGTATAAAGTTTTTACATACTCTACTCTATACTTGTTGCCCCAATATAAACAAACTATATTCTTCATTATTCCTCGTTTTGATACTTTAATATTTCGTATGCCTCACCACTTGCCATTTCTTTAAGTGTGAATTGATTTTCTGCAACAAACTTTAACCAGTCTTCCATAGTTTTTCTACCTGGTTTTAATGGTTTTTCTATCTTGCTAATATCTCTACTAGTTACAGGACCCATTACACTATTTGCTTCTGCGAATACAGGTATATAATTAAACAAAGCGTCAAAAGCAGATAGACTATAATTAGTTACTAATGCGTGGCAATCTTTTAGATCATTTTTAATATCTGTTTCCCACCATTCATTACCTGGTCTAGGTTTATTTCTAAATCTAATCTCTCTATCAGTATATTTTTTAATCTCTTGTTTTGCTGTTTCTACCCACTCGTCTTGTGATATACCATTCATTTGATAGGTAACTGTTTGTGATGACGGACATAGTAATATATGTTTACCTCTATCGTCAGCACGCCAACCTTTAAATTCAGCGTCTGTACCTAATTGTTTTCTTAATATCTCTAATCTAGCAGGTGTATTTACTTTACCTTTATTTGTATGAAAACTACCTTTACACATTCTAAAGTATGTTTTCTTTTCATCTAGTATTTTAGGTTCAGGATACCTTGTAATCTGACTAGATATGTAACCAGTATCTACAAACCAGTATTCTTCTTTTGATTCTATACACTTTTTTATTTCAGCAATATTATTACCTGCTAAACCCCAAAAGAAATGGATAGGTCTGTCTTCGTCTTTCCAACCTTTTTCTATCATTGGCCATATCTGGTGTGATAGGCATTTGTCCCATTTTATTTTATGTGTTATAATCATTTTGGTGCATAAAGTAATTCTGACTTAACAGATAATACTTGTTCATAGTTAATACTTTCAAAGTAATCTGTAATATCATTCATACTAATATTTTGTTTTACCATTACTTTCTTTTTTGCTTCTATATGTATAAAAGGTTTACATCTTTCAATAAGATTTCTAGCACCTACTAGTGCCTCTATTTCATATCCTTCAGCGTCTATCTTAATGTAATCTATATCTTCTAAAGCAAAACTATCTAGTGTTCTAACAGTTACATCTAAATTACCTCTAGCACTTGCGTGTGTGTTACCTGTTTCTTTAGGATCATATAAGAACATCTTTTTACTTTCTTCTCTACCTAAAGCATAAGGATATAATGTATAGTTAGTGTTTGTAATATTCTTTACATAGCATTCTCTTACTTGTGGTATAGGATCAAAAGCATATGTATGTTTAAATGTGTTAGTGAAATCTTTTGACCAAAAACCTATATGTGAACCTATGTCAATACAGTTTTTTAAATCAGGTTTCTTCATCTTAACATATTTTAATATTGTTTCTCTATGGATAGTTTGATAACCACCATTTTCAATATAATTCTCAAAATGCGTATCTGAATCTGGTAGATACCAACCCTTTACATATTTCATACTATACTCCATTTAAAATTAGTATATGTTTGATCGTGTTGCAATTGTTCTATTTGTTTTACTGCATATCCATTTTTAAATTCTTCTATATTAAACTGACACGCTGATAGATATAGACTATGTTCTCTTATCTTATCATCATCTGCAAAATAAGGTTTCTCTATATTACTTAATTCTTTTTCTGATAAGAAACTAGCAGCGTTAGGACCTAATGTTATTGCTGGGTAACCTTCTTGTATTGCCTCAAAGGCAGCGATACTATTAAATGCTACTAAACAATGTATCTTATCATCTTTTAATTGATGTATTAAATTCTGACCGTTTTTAGTTCTATCGCCTCTACTAGGTTTCTGTCTTACTATAATTTTTTTATCAGTATATTTTCTAATCTCTTTAGATACATAATCAATATAATCTTCTTGTGTGAAATTTATATGTTTCATTATAGTTAAACATTTTAATACTTTTTCTGATGGTGGTATGATTAATATACTTTCACCTGATACTGGTCTTTTAGGTTTATAACTATCATAGTCAATACCTGTAATCTTTTTAAATCTTTGCTTTAATACTTTTATATCAGTTAAGAAATCTAGTTGATAGATGTTTAAATGATCTAGTGTTTGAAAATTGTTTTTAGTAAATCTGTGCCAGTTTTTTTCAGGATAACAACCCATATATCCTGTGTCA